CTACTGATCGTCACCTAGCGCCTTGAGACGTTCTTTGGTGCGGCGGGCCTCACTGCTGAATGTCGCCCGCAGTTCTTCAAGGGATGCAAGCACTCCCTCGAGGTGCGCTTCCGACGACTCGGCAAGCAGCCAAAGTTCTTCAAGCCCCGCCCTTCGCGCCGCTAGTTCGCCCTTGTCCATCGCTCCCGGCAAGAGGTGCGTCAACGGAACATGCATGGCCGCCGAGAGGGCGAGAAGTTCCTGCACCGTCGCAGGACGTCGGTTGGTCTCGATCTTCGCCACCATGACCCGCGTCAAGGGCACGCCCATCGCGGTCGCGCTCTCGGCTACCTGTTGCTGCGTCATGTCAGCAGCGGTGCGGACTTGCCGCACCTGCTCGCCGAATCTCCGCACGTAGTGGTCGATGTAGTTGCTCGTCCATTTGTCGTGTTCACTCACGGGAACAACCTAGCCGAGCGTGTGTGCTTGCGGCAAGCCTCGTCGTGCTTTAACCTGTGGCGAGTGAGGGGAACATCCCTCAACCAACGATGTTCCTGGGAGGAACCATGGCACACACGATCCTGACCACAGCCGAAGCAGCCGAGGTGCTGCGCGTTCCCGTAGGCACCCTTCGCTACTGGCGACACCAGGGCACCGGCCCGAAGTCGTTCAAGCTCGGCGCGAAGCGCGTCGCATACATGCGCGAAGACGTCGAGGCATGGCTGCGGGCGCAGTACGAGGCCGGGGACTGCGAATGACCATGTTCTCACTCCAGCAACTGCTGGACATGGCCGAGGCCGAAGGCCGCATGAAATACGCCGAAGGGTTCCGCGCCGGTCTCGCCGCAGCGGACGAGGCGAACGCACGAAAGCACGAAGAAGATGCAGCCGCCGCCGTGGAGCGGGAACTCCACGAGCGGGCGGTCTACATCACGGCCGGACTCACCGGCCACACAGATCCGTCGTGGCTTGACCTTGACCCGGTAACAGCCACGTCGGACGAACTCACCCAAGCAGCAGCAGACCGGCGAGCAGCAGGCATCGCCCGCTTCCGCTCGACCCTAACGCATGAAGGAGCCGCAGCGTGAAGAACCGACGAAACACCGTCTACGTGTTCGTGCCCACAGACGGTCGAAACGTCCTCGTCAAGGGACACGCCCGCGAAGACCTCGCAGGCATCCGCGGCATGTGGTCCGCGCGTGACCGTGGCCTATGGGTCCACAAGTCCCGGCTAGGGGACGTGCTCGCAGCACTCACCATCGCTGGCCGTGTGCACGAGGTGATCGACGAGGCCGCAGCATGAACGGCCTCGACGTGTACGACGGCCCGGTGCCCTCACCGTGGGACGACGAAGCCGAACTTGCGCCAGTTGCGCCAGTTGCGCCAGATGCGCCAGTTCACGGGGAGGGGTCCGGAGAAACCGGCGCAGTCCTCGATGACGTGCGCGAATGGTTCGGTCGGTACATCACCGTCTTGAACGAACCCGACCTCGACCTACTCACCCTGTGGGCCGCTCACACGCACCTTGCGTTCGAGTGCTACACCTCCCCCCGCCTCATCGTCGACAGTCCCGTCCACGGCAGCGGCAAGACGACCGTCCTCGAACACCTCGAGCGACTGGCCCGTCGCAGCGTCCAGATGGCGTCCCTGTCGTCGCCGGCGTTGCTTACCCGGATGCTCGACGCCGAACAGCGCACCGTCCTGATCGACGAGGCTGACCGAAGCCTCGACCCGAAGAAGGAAGGCATAGCCGAGCTCGTCGCCGTCCTCAACTCCGGTTACAAGCGGGGCGGCACGCGGCCCGTCCTCGTCCCCGGCAAGGAGGGCACCTGGAACGTCAAGGAGATGCCGACGTTCGCACCGTGCGCTATGGCAGGTAACAGCCCCAACCTCCCCGAAGACATGCGCTCACGCTCGGTCCGCGTTCTTCTAATGCCCGACGTTCACGGCCTCGCAGACGAAACCGACTGGGAGGTCATGGAAGACGACGCCGTCTACCTCGGCGGGCGCCTCGCCGCATGGGCCGAGACGGTGCGTGACCAGGTGCGCGCGAATCGTCCCGACCTTCCCGAAGGTGTTCGGGGACGCATGGCTGAGAAGTGGCGTCCGCTCAAGCGCGTCGCCGTCGCAGCCGGTAGCAACTGGCCCAGCATCGTCGACGACATGGCCCGCCGCGACATGCAGCAACTCGAGCAGGACATCGAAGACGGTGTGGCCGTCCAGTCCCCGCACGTCGCCCTACTCAACCACCTTTACGAGGTCTGGCCGAACGGCGTGGAGTTCGTGCCGACCGCTGACCTCGTGCGAAACCTCACCCTCGAGTACCCGGACATGTGGGGCGAGAGTTCCAACTACGGCAAGGCACTTACCGCCCAGCGATTCGGACGGATGCTCAACAAGAGCTATGGCGTGAGCGGCAGCCGCCTTGATCGCACGGGCCCGCGAGGCTACACCCGCGCATCCCTCGCCCGCGCTTGGGAGCGGCTCGGAGTTGCTGCGCCAGATACCTCCACCCCCTCAGTTGAACTGGCGCATCCGGCGCATCCGGCGCATCCGGCGCACGAAAGGAAGTCTGCATGACCCTCACCTCGTGCCTCGAGTGCGGCGAGCCCTCGAACGGCCCCCGCTGCGACGAGCATCGCCCCCCGTCCGTCTCCCGGCCTTCCCGCGCTGCTGGCTACGACACAGCCTGGGATCGTCTCAGCCGCCGAGCACGCAAGCTCCAGCCGTTCTGCAGCGACTGCGGTGCGACCGACGACCTCACCTGTGACCACAGCCCCCAGGCATGGAAGCGCAAGGAACGCGGCCTCGCGATCCGACTCGAGGACGTCGATGTGGTCTGCCGCTCATGTAACTCCCGACGCGGACGAGCACGAACCAGGGGGGAAGGGGCGGACGTTTGTCAAGAGGAGCCTTCCGCTAAGTCAGAATGTGAGACACTATTTGAGAACGATTCTCGTCTAGGGGGTGTTGAGGCGTGAGGGCAGGGCCGAAGGGCAACATTGAGGTCGCGCCTCTGGACTTCTCCGGCTGGACTACGGCCCGCGCTGAGCGTCGTATCCGGTTCGTCGACGAGTACGTCGTCACGCCGAAGGGCGTTGGGGCGCTCGAGCCGATGCGCTTCCGTCCGTGGCAGCGTGAGATCGTCTCTGGCGCGTTCGCTGACGGTATCCGTACGGCGCTCGTCTCCTTGCCGCGTGCGAACGGTAAGACGGCTCTCGCGGCTGCTCTGGCTGTGGCCGAGTTGTTCGTCGGCCCGCCGTCCGCTGAGGTGCTTGTTGTCGCCTCTGACCAGCGTCAGGCGAACATTGCGCTCCGCATGGCTAAGCGCATGATCGAGCTCTCCCCTGAGCTTGCCGAGCGGGCGCAGGTGTTCAGCGACAAGATCGTCGTTCCCCACAACGATGCAACGATGATTGCTCTCCCGGCTGATCCTGGCGCGCTGCACGGCTGGGATCCGTCGCTGTTGATCGTGGACGAGCTTCACGTCGTCAGCGAAGCGGTGTGGGAGGCTGTGACGTCGGTTCAGGGTAAGCGGCCCGAGTCGCTGACGCTGGCGATCAGTACGCCGTCCACGTCGCCGGATTGTGTGATGTGGAGGCTCATCGAGCATGGCCGTCGTGGCGATGACTCGGCGTTTTTCCTGCGCGAGTTTCAGGCACCGGACGGGTGCGCCACCGATGACGAGGCGGCGTGGGCCGAGGCTAACCCTGCTCTCGATGACTTCCTGAGCCGTGACGGCCTCGCGTCTGCTCGTCGCACGTTGCGTGAGCCGGTGTTCCGTCAGTTGCGTCTCGGGCAGTGGGTGAGCGGTTCGGAGTCGTGGCTGCCTTTCGGCACCTGGGACGCCCTGGCGGACACGGAACGGCGCGTGGAGAAGAAGGCCCGCGTGGTCCTCGCGTTCGACGGCAGCGCGTCGGGTGACTCGACGGCGCTCATTGGTTGCACGGTCGGAGACAACCCGCACCTGTTCGTCGAGGGGCTGTGGGAGAACCCCGGCGATCCGCGCTGGCGTGTTCCGCGTTCGGACGTGAGCAACGCCGTCGACGTCGCGTTCCAGAAGTACGACGTTCTCGAGCTGGCCGCTGACCCTTGGGGTTGGAATTCGGAGATCGAGGCGTGGGCAGCGCGTCACGGTGAGAAGCGGGTGCTGATGTGGAACACGGCAGCCGCGAACCGTATGGCCCCTGCGACGGACCGGCTTTACACGGCGACGCAGGAGCAGACCGTCACGCACGACGGCAACAAGGACCTGGCCGCGCACGTCGCGCACTGCATCGCCAAGCGAACACCGATGGGTGACCTCGTGAGCAAGGACAAGAAGGGCAGTCCCCGAAAGATCGACGCGGCTGTCGGCGCGATCATCGCGTTCGACCGGGCGTCATTCCACACCAACAAGCCGACCAAACGAAGGGCAGTTAGTTTCCGATGAACACCACCATGATCAAGACCCTGAACGAGAAGCTGGACTCGACCGTCCCGAAGCTCGCCGAACTCGACGCCTACTGGAATGGACGGCAGCCTGCCGCGTTCCTGTCCGCCGAGTCGCGTGAGGCGCTGGGCGACCGCCTGCGGCGCGTGTCGGTGAACTTCCCCCGCCTCGCCGTCACGGCCCTGGCGGAACGTCTTGACCTGACCGGTTTCCGTGCTGGCGGTCTGGACGCTGAACCCGACACGGACCTGTGGAACGTGTGGCGGCGCTGCGGGATGGAGGAAGCATCGGCGCAGGCTCACGTTGACGCTCTCGCCTACGGGCGTTCGTTCGTCATCGTGTGGGCCGACTCCGCCGGCGCTCCGGTTGTGACGGTCGAGAGCCCGTTGCAGGTGGCTGTGACGCGCGACCCGGCGTCGCGTGAGGTGACGGCCGCGCTCAAGCGGTGGATCGACGGCAGCACGGCGCGGGCGGTCCTGTACGAGCGGGACTCGATCACGATGCTCGAGCATCCCGGCACGATGGTTGACGCGGCTGCGATGCCTTCGACGGGCTGGACGGTGACTGAGACGATCCCGAACCCGCTCGGCGTTGTCCCGGTCGTCCCGGTGGTGAACCGTGGTCGTCTGCTCGACGTTGACGGCGTGTCGGAGATGGCGGACATCCTCGACCTGACCGATGCGCTGAACAAGATCAACCTTGACATGCTCGTGACGTCGGAGTTCTACGCTCGCCCCCGCCGTTGGGCGACGGGCCTCGAGGTTGTTGAGGATGAGGACGGTAACCCGGTGAAGCCGTTCAGCGCCGCTCTCGATGACGTGTGGCAGTCGGAGGCAGCAGACACGAAGTTCGGGCAGTTCGACGCTGCTCGTCTCGACGGGTACGCCGACGCGGCCGCGCTCATCACGCAGCAGATCGGCGCTCTCACGGGCCTACCGCCGCACTACCTGGGATTGCACGGCGATCAGCCTGCGTCGGCGGACGCGATCCGTTCCGCTGAGGCTTCCCTCGTCGCTCGCGCGTACGCGCTGCACCGCACGTTCGGTACGGCGTGGGCAGCGGTTGCTCGTCTCATGCTCGCCGTCCGCGACGGCGTGGACCCTCGCACGCTGGACGTTGAGCCGATGTGGGCGAACCCGGAGACGCGCACCCCGGCGCAGGCAGCGGACGCCGCCGCGAAGCTCGTCGGTGTCGGTGTGCCGCTGTCCGTCGTCCTGGCCGACACGCTCGGCTTTTCGCCGGAGCAGGTGGAGCGGGTGCGTTCCGCTCGTCGTGGTGATGCTCTCGACGCGGCTGCGGTCGATCTTGGGAAGTTGGCCGCGTCGTGACGTACCGCGAGCAGATTCGTGCTCTCGGTGAGCAGGCAGCCGAGCAGGTCGCCGCGATCTTCGCGTCGTGGCGCGAGGAACTGATCGACACCGACGAAGCCGTCGACCTGTTGGCCGCGTTCATCGCCGGCGCGAACTCGAGGGCCGTCGCACTGGCCGACCTGGCTCTCGCGGCGACGCTCATGCAGCAGATGGGTGTTCCGGTGGCGACGCTGGGGCTCGTCCCTGACGCGGGGGATGCTGACCGGCTGCATAAGGCGGCACGAACGATCCTCGCCGTCCCTGACGTCACCCTCGAGCGCGTGCAACGCCTCGCCCGGGCTGAACCGCTCGGCGCGGCATCTACGGCGTTCAGTGAGGGAGTCAAGAGGTCGCCGCACGTCACTGGGTGGGTGCGTTCGGTGTCCGGCTCCGGGTGCGAACTCTGCACCTGGTGGGCGCGTGACGGCCAGGTGTGGCCCGCCGATCATCCGATGCCTACACACAAGGGCTGCACCTGCAGCCAAGTACCAACCGAGAAGGAGACAGCATGACCGAGGAACTGACCATCGAGAACGACACCAACGAGCAGGACGTCCACAACGACCTGGCCTCAACCGGAAATGTTTCCGGTTCAGATGTGGACACTACGGGCGACGAGGAGGGTACGCAGAATGCGCGTACCCCCGAGGGTGTCACTACTACCGACACCCTTGAGGACGAGCGCGCCGAGGGCGAGGGATCAGATGATCCCTCCGGCGATGAGACGTTCCCCCGCGAGTACGTCGAGAAGCTGCGGAAGGAGAACGCCGACGCCCGCGTGAAGGCGAAGCGCGCCGATGACCTGGCCGCACGGCTGCACACTGCTCTTGTGGCCGCTACGGGCCGTCTCGCGGACCCGTCCGACCTCCCGTTCGACGACGCTCACCTCGAGGACGCTGACGCGCTGAACGCGGCCGTCGACGCCCTGCTCGCCCGCAAGCCGCACCTTGCGTCACGTCGCCCGGTTGGCTCAATCGGGCAGGGTGCGACGGCTCCCGCCGATAGCGTCAGCCTGGCCGGGATCCTCCGCCATAACGCACAGTGACGGGAAGTTGAGAATCATTCTCACAGTGTGAGATAGTGAGGGGGACGGGCCTGGCGCTCGTCCCCCTTCACTATTGGGCCTGGCGTCCAGCGTGATCGAAACCCGATTCTCACGTACAGGAGCCCCATCATGGCTGAATCCACCACCAACGCACCCGAGCTCACCCGCGAGCAGGTGCAGACCGTCCTCGTCAAGCCCCTCGAGGCCGCGTCTATCTTCCTCGCCGCTGGCCCGCGCATCTTCGACTCGGCGTCGCCCGTCCGCATCCCCAAGCTCGGCGGCCCGACCTCCCCTGACTGGATCGGCGAGAACGAGCCGATCACCGAGAAGGACGTCGACTTCGACGAGGTGCAGCTGCTCCCCTCGACGATGAAGTCGGTCAAGGTCATCACGCGCTACTCGAACGAGCTGGCCCGTCAGTCCGTCGTCTCCCTCGACGCGACGCTGCGCGACCGCCTCGTCACCGACGTCGCCTCGAAGCTCGACACGCAGTTCCTCTCCGCCTCCGGTGACGGCATCACGACCCCCAAGGGTCTGTTCGCCTACAGCGGCGTGCAGAACGTCGCGGTCGGCGGCAAGATCAGCCTCGACGCGCTGCTCGACGCTTGGGGCAAGGCTCTCAGCGCGAACGTGAACATGGCCGCGCTCAAGTGGGTCATGACCCCGCGTGAGTTCGTCACCCTCCGCAAGCTCAAGGACGGCGACGGCCGCTACATGCTCACCCCGGACCCGACGCAGGACGGCGTGTTCCGCCTGTTCGGTGCCCCCGTCGTCGTCTCCGGTCGCGTGCCGGACACGGGCGGTTCGTCGTCCACGGGCCGCGCTGCGCTCGTCGACTTCTCGCAGATCGCCGTTGCCCGCGACGTGGCACCGTCGGTGAAGATCCTCACCGAGCGTTACGCCGACTTCGACCAGCAGGCCATCCGCGTTGTCGCTCGTTACGACGCGGCGCCGCTGAACCCGCAGGCAATCGTCACGCTCACGGGCATCACGCCGGCCTGATGGTCACCGGCCAGGACGTAGCCGACTTCCTCGGCCAGGGCGACGACGAACAACTCGTCGCCCTGGCGGGGCAGTCCGTCACGATCATCACGGCGATGGCGCGCTCGTACACCCGCGGTAACGGCTTCGACGACTTCGGCGCGAACGACGAGATCGCGGCCGTCATCACCGCGGCCACCGCACGACTCGTGGCGAACCCGGAGCAGTTGCGCGTCACCATCGGCGGCGTGCAGACGGACGGCTTCCAGGGGTGGACGCTGGCCGAGTTGTTCGTGCTCAACCGCTACCGGGCGCGCATCCGATGATCTTTCACACGAAGGTCAGCGCCACGCTCGAGGGTGGCTTCATCGAGGACGAGTACCACAACGAGATCCCGGTTCCGGGCGAGACGATCACGTTCCGGGCCGAGTTGCGCCCCCTCACGGGAGACGAGAAAGACTCGGCCGAGCGTGACCTCATCGTCACCCGGTTCCGACTGTTCTACCCACGCACGATCACGCTCACGGCCCTGTGCACGGTGAACGTGAACGGGCAGGAGTACAAGATTGTCGGTCAGCCCGAGCCGCACAGCATCGGTGGACGAGTCCACCATTACGAGGTGCTGCTCGAGCGCATCACCGGCTGA